GACATCCGCTCCCTGATGGGCCTCGATAAGCGGGAGCCCGATGGCCCTGGCCTGGCGGTGAACATCGACAACAGGCAGGCGGTTATCAAGGTAGTCTATGAGGAGGCGGCAGCGGAGGGCGCCGCGGATATGCCGCAGGTTACGGAGGCCCCTGATGGTAACGCCCACCCCTAGCCCGAGGCGCTCCTCTCCGTGCATCTGGTGGCGTCTGGTGTTAGGATTTCGATGATATATGAGCCCGCGGGCGCCGATGATGGGCGGATTTCGCAGCTGTACGATGGAGGGGTTTCGGAGGTGCTGGTGACTGGACGGCCGACGAATCCCGCAGGCGAAGGCCGCGAGAACATCCGCAGGCGGTTACCCGATATTAAGGCCGCCATCTCCTCATGTGTTGCCGCTGGCGGTCTTAATGTGAGCGCTGGAGGTTGACTGGTGGGCCCGTATTTTTTATTTTTTATTTCCCCGTAAAAGTGTAAAAGTGTAGTAGCATGGAGGCGCCATGGTAGCCACTCAATCCTCTGTTTATACGGTACGGCTCAGGCAGCCGCACCCCGCCCAGGAGGCATTCGTCCAGAGCACGGCGAAGCGCAAGGTGGCGAGGTCTGGGCGCCGCGGGGCGAAGACTACCGCCGCCGCTACTCTGAGCATTCAGACATTCCTGGCAGGTGGGCGGGTGCTCTATGCGGCGCCTACGGCGGAGCAGATTGGCCGCTACTGGTTTGAAGTAAAGCGAGCGCTGGAGGGGCCGTTGATGGCCCAGGTGTACTACAAGAACGAGACGAGCCATTTCATCGAGACCCCTGGGACCGAGCAGAGGCTACGGGCGAAGACCGCCTGGAACTCGGATACCCTCCGAGGCGATTATGCCGACCTGCTCATCCTGGACGAGTGGCAGCTGATGGACGAGGACGCCTGGGAGTTAGTCGGCGCCCCGATGCTCCTGGACAATGACGGCGACGCCGTGTTCCTCTACACTCCGCCGAGCCTTCGGAGCCGCAGCATCAGCAAGGCGAGGAACCCGCGCCACGCCGCTGAGATGTACGAGCGGGCCAGGAGAGACGAGACGGGGCGCTGGGCCGCCTACCACTGGACTAGCCACGATAACCCTCACCTGAGCAGAACGGCGCTGGAGACAATCACCCAGGACATGACCCAGCTGGCCATCCGCCAGGAGATACTCGCCGAGGACGTAACCGAAGTGCCAGGCGCCCTCTGGCTGCGGGAGAACATCCGTTACATAGACCACCGAGACCTCCCTGACCTGGAGCGGCTGGTGGTGGGGATTGACCCCTCGGGCGGCGCTGGAGCTGGCCATGACGAGGTGGGCATCATCGTCGGAGGGAAGGCTGGGGACTCCGCGTATATCCTCGCAGACCTCTCAGGCCACTACAGCCCAGAGGAATGGGGGCGCCGAGCGGTGACGGCGTTTATGGATTACCAGGCCGACCGCATCCTCGGGGAGTCGAACTTTGGAGGCGATATGATAGAGGCGGTGATACAGACCGCCGCTCGGTATTTGAACGCCCACGTGGCCTATGATAAGGTTACGGCCAGCCGAGGCAAGGCCGTGAGGGCCGAGCCTATAGCTGCGATGTATGAGCAGGGGAGGGTGTACCATGTGCGGGGACTGGAGAACGTCATCGGCAAACTCGACCAGCTGGAGGACGAACTGACCTCCTGGCTCCCTGGGGACAACTGGAGCCCGAACAGGCTCGACGCTCTGGTCTGGGTCGTTAGCGATTTGTTTCCGCTGGGCGGCTCTCCTGGGCTGAGGTTCATCGGTGGGTAGACTCCTCCAGGCCGTCAGCTGGCGCAATACCATCTCGGTGATGGGCCTGGTGATGGTGGCCGTGGGCTGCGGCGCCCTAATCCACTGGGGAGCGGGAGTGATTGTGGCGGGGGCTATCCTGGTATTTCTAGCCGAGTGGGGGTGATATGTTTCGACGAGCACTGGAGAACGCAATCGGGAAACAGGCGGAGCGGCTGCCCCTGGGTGAGATGAGCAGTTACGGCTCCAGTCTGATGGCCCCCGCGGGCACGGTCAACAAGGGCGCAGCCCTCGGGAAGATGGCGAGCGCGGCGACCCTGTTTTCCGTTATCAACCTGATAGCAGAGGATGTAGCGGCGGTCACGTGGAAAGTGTACCAAATAACTGGCAACGGCGAGCGCACCGAGGTCGAGCCCTCTATGCGGCCACGGAGCCGCACTGAGTCGGCTGGACAGCGGCTATATCGGCTCTGGCATAGTGTTAACCCATTCTACACCCGCGAGGACTTTATCGAGGCAACCACGCAGCATTACGAATTGACGGGTGAGGAGTACTGGTTGCTGGTTAGAAACGCCCTCGGCGAGGTCGTTGAGATGTGGCCAATACGGCCAGACCGAATCTCCCCAGTCCCTGACCGTGAAGAATTTATCAAGGGCTATATCTACAAGATTGGAGGAGAGAGCATAGCGCTGGGCACCGAGGACATCATCTGGAATAGGCGACCGCATCCCAGCAATCCATACGCTGGCATCGGGACGGTCCAGGCCCTGGGCGTTGACCTGGGGATAGACCGCAACGCCGCCGAATGGGTCAGTAATTTCTTCAAAAACTCCGCCGAGCCTGGCGGCATCATCGAGTATGACCGAGAGCTTTCGGAGCGCCAGTTTAACAACCTTGCGAGCAGATGGGAGGCCCAGCATAGAGGGGCCCAGAACGCCCACCGAGTGGCCATCATAGAGGGCGGTAAATGGCAGGAGAGAAAATACACCCAGAGGGACATGGAATTTGAGAAGCTGCGGCGGTTTGAACGGGAGCAGATAATGGTCGCATTCCGTATCCACCCCGCCATGGTCGGCATATCTGAGAATGTGAACAGGGCCAACGCCGAGGCCGCCGAGGTTATCCATTCCAGGAGAGTGATTCTCCCACGGCTCCGCAAGCGCCGCGGGGTGGTCAACGAGCGCCTGGTGAAACCGTATTTTGGGGAGGACTTAGAGCTGGATTTCGTAGACCCTACGCCTGAAAACAGGGTGCAAGACCTGGACGAAGCCACCAAGTTATACGGCGCTGGGCTGGCGACCCGTAACGAGGCGCGGTCAAGGATGGGGTTAGACGAAGCCGACGAGGGTGGGGACGATTACAAGACGGACGCCCCTGGGCCCATGGGGCTCGGCGCCCCTCCAGCCGAGAGGAAGAACGGGCGAATCTGGCAGCTGACGGGCGAATGGTTCAAGGCGGAGGAGGCCCCGCCACTGGCTGAGGAGATAGAGGCCCATCAGCGATTGATGGAAACGAACTGGGCGAAACGACTGGCCCAGGAGGCGAAGGCTTTGGTGGAACTCCTGGAGGCGGCAGACGGGAAGGGGTGGCGCCAGGCTCCCGTACTCAAACAGCTGGAGATGACGGCCCTCGACAACTTCGACTGGAACTGGGAGTCGAAATTCGGCCGAGAGGTTATTGCCGAACTGGAGCGGGCCTTTGCCCTGGCATTTATGGCCGAGGTGCCGTTGGCAAATCCTGGGATGGTCAGCGTCCTGGCGGTTGAATTCGCCAGGAACAGAGGGGCTGAAGTCCTGAAGCCAGGCTATTCAAAGGACGGGAAATTCCTCAGCATAACCGAGACAACGAAGCACCGAGTCAGGGAGCTCACTGCTCGCACCATAGCCAACGGAGAGGGCACCCAGAGCCTCGCCAGGGCTATCACCAGAGACTTCAGTTTTTCCGCTGCAAAGGCCAGCACGATAGCCCGCACCGAAACGGCGAAGGCTCTCGGAGAGGGCGGACTGAAGGCGGCCGTATCTAAGAACCGAGACCAGAAGCGGTGGCTCACCCAGGGCGATGGAGAGGAGACAGACGAATGTATAGCCAACCAGGACCAGGGCTGGATTCCAATTGCCGAGATATTCACCAGCCAGGTGGAGACGGTGCCGCAGCACCCTAATTGTCGGTGCGTGGTGGAGTATCGCACCAGTGCCGTCCACGAAGCGGGGCTTCGTCCTCGGGCTATTGTTGACGAGGTTCGGTGCCCGACCTGCAACAGCCAGGTCGCGAAGCACCATCCCGAGGGGACGCCCGAATGGTGCCGTAAATGCAAGAAGGAATTTGTGGCTGGGGCCCTGGTCCATAGCGCCGCGTGAGACGCTCCCAAACGTAAGAAGAGGCGCCGAAGCGCCTCTCCTGGTATCCAACTATAGGGCGAGGGTTTAGCCGTTGGCTTCGTTCTATCTTGCCTCTCGGCAGTAATCGCAGGAGCAACGGAATGCCTCTTCCGTGGCTGGCAGCTGGGCGAGTATATTCTGTAGGACTTTATCCTGATGCCGTGCAATGTGGTCAGTGGAGGGCCGTCCGCCCAGGCTGGTCACTTCGTTATGGAGCAGGCTGGCTATCAGTCTCATGTCCGTGGTGGTCATTTCTACTTTCATCCTGTCGCCTCCTCTATTTTGTTGGCTTCCGCCTACCTCTCAGTTTCGGGAGGGGGGCCACCCCTCCCATCATCAGGGCGGAGTTTAGGTGTATTTTCTGGTCAGCGCTACGCTGGCTTGAATGTTCCCGTGGTATTGGCCAGTTCGTCCAGTTACTTGTTGCGCCAGGGCTAAGACGTTGGTGCGAACCTCTGACCATACGTTGCCGCAATTCTGGCAGCGCCCCATGTTCCGAGGGGTTATGGCGCACTGGCAGTTGGCGGGCTTGCTGGCATCGACCTCAACGTCGAGCCATCCGCTCCCTGTTCCTGTTCCGTGGCCTACCCTTGTTACCGTGTAGCCTGCGGCCTTGAGTGCGTTCTTGACGGCGGTGCCCTCTGCTCGTTTCCTTGCGCCCGCTGCCTTCTTGACCTCTTTGATTTCTGCCATGGCTGCCTGTATCTCCTGGTTCATTTTCTATCTCCTCACTGGTTGATGAGGTAACTATAGCAGTGCAACTATTCTATTGTCAAGGGTTTTATAGAGAAATACTAAAACTCGTCCTGAACGAAGAAGAGGCGCCGAAGCGCCTCCTCTGTTGTTCAGCTATGGGGCGAGGATTAGTCGTTGGCTTTTGCCCAGACATCGCCAGGCATTTTAGCTTTTCGGCACTCAGAGCAGACCCAGAGGCCGTGCCCCTTTTTGAATGCCTTGTGCCCATTGGGGCAGAGTAGAACGTCGGCGTTTACCATCCGCTCGATGTCCATTGCTACGCCCCACCGAGGGAGGTCACAATGCCCACCAGCTGCCTCCGCTGCGATTAGGTCGGCAACGTATGGGTTGGCGGCTCGGCGCCCTGCCGTCCTGATGTACTGCTCGGGCGTCATTGTTACGCCGAGCTCGTCTTCCCATCGGACCTGCGGCTTGCTGGCCTTCGGCTCCATGGTTTTGGGCAGCCCGAGCAATTGTCGGATTTCGCTCGTCATCATTCGTTTGCCCGCTGTAGTAGCCGACTCCGTGCCGAAATTATACGCGGCCATAATGGCGGCAACCTGCTCGCCGTTGTTTGCAGTAATCCAGGCGCTCGTTTCCACCATCGGGCATTCGCCTTCGTTGCAATGCGTTATCCACCGCCGCGTCGAATGCAGGAATGTAATCTGCCCCTCAAATGCCCAGACGCCAATTCCGCACTCGTTACAGTTGTCGTCGTACCTGTTCGGGTAAGACCTGGTGGCTTGCCTGTTGCTCGCTTGGTTCATCGTGGTTCCTCCTCTGTTTTAGCTTTCGCCGACGGTCCGACCGTTTCGCCTGGGAGCTACCCAGGCTCTTCAGGGCGAGGACTGCTAGGATTCTTGGGCGTCCCCGCAGTCTGGGCACTTGATGAAGTCGATTCGGAGGAGCTCCCCAGCGGCTGGGGTGTAGCCATTGGGGAGAATGTCCCCAGTAGCTATCGAGCCAGTGCCGACCATTTGGCCGCCGCACTCGTGGCAGGGGAGGGATATGGCCTGGCCATCGAGCCAGGGGGTCGCCGTCGTTGAGTTCGTCATGGTTGCCTCCTCGGGGTTAGATTGGCTCTACTTTATCAGAGCGACTATCCTATTGTCAATAGGCAAAAGGGCAAAAAGAAGAGCAAAATAAAAACTCGTTTTCTTGCCTCGGTTCTCCTAACTTCGCCCAAAGTTCGCCCAAACTTCTCCCGATTCTCGCCGACACGCTCATCGTCCCCTGCGGGCGCCGTATCTGGCCCAGCAACCAGCGGGGCTGGAGATGTGCCCAGACGCACGGAGAGGCGCCGAAGCGCCCCTCCTGATAGGTAACTGCCTGCGAGCATTAAACGTCGGTGGGGTGGTCTTCCTGGAATGTCCGAGTCGCCAGCACCTGGCGATAGATATAGTCAAACGTCTTCGCGGAGCATTCCATGTTGTACTCAACCAAATCCTCGGCGATGCCCTCCTCGGTGGCATGGAGGGAGGCCGTAATGGTTGCCGCTGCGGCCATGCAGGCGTTGAGCATATATTCACGGGTCCAGTCCTTTGGCACTCCAGCGACCCCAGGGGCTGCGTTGACGACCTCTCGGAGCACGGAGTCGATGTTATAGAAGCGGTCATTCCTGACGAGCTCTCCCGTTATCTCGTAAGTCTTCCCGACCTCCAGGGCATCGGGCGACACCCTGGCATCCTTGAACAGGTTGAAGTTGGGTATCATTGTTCCCTGGCCGCTGGTCGGGAGGCCGTCGCAATCAATCCGCCAGTGGGGATGAGGGTGGGGTTCCCCGTCCTTCATGTCCACAAAGGTCTTCTTCCGTATCGTGACCTTGATGGCCGCCTTCGGCTTGTCCTCATGTCCCCTCCAGGACGGCTCATCGGTTCTGGGCTCCAGCCTGATGGTTCTGTTCTCGTTGAGCATATTGCCCTCCTTTTTTACCCCTGCCTGGACTTGCCGCCAGGCCGTGGCTTACGGCCCACCCGAAGGCGGGCTGGCTCCCCTGGGGGCTAGTACGAACTGTAGCCGCTGCTCACCGCATCGTCAGATTTGTCAGGGCTCATCATCTGGCGGATGCTCTCCCGCGCCTTGCGGATGCTCTCTCGCTGTTGGAGGGCATCCTTCCTTGTAGCCCTCTCCCTGTTGAGATACAGCCGCTGCCCGATGCCCTCGCCCAGCATACCGCCACCGTGGCCGTGCATTCCCCAGTGCCTCTGACAACAATATGCCCAGCCACCATGACGGGTCTTAGTGTCGTATGTTGCGTCAGCTGGGCAATAATCGCAGGTGGGGTATTTGTTGACTTCTGTCCAGGTATTAGCCATTGTGGTCCCTCCTCTGTTTTGGCTTCCGCCGACTCTCGGGCCGTTTCGGCTGGGAGCCACCCAGCCTCATCAGGACGGGGACTAGTATGCCTCGGGGTGGTTGATTCGGTCCTGGGCGTACCATGCCTTGGAGGCTTCCAGCTCGGCGGCGTCGGCGAAGAGCTGGTCCCACTCGGCCTTGGTCATTGGGTTGTGGCCTTTGGCGGTCTGCTTGGCGCTGTAGCTCTTGTATGTCATGGGTGCCTCCTTAGCTTTGTTAGCTATACAATAGCATAGGCCATAGCCTATTGTCAACAGTTTATAGAGGTAATTTCAAAACAACTGTCAGGCACATCCAACCTCACCTCCGCCTATAGAAAAGGCCCGTCGGAGGTTAGGTTCCAGGGCAGCGGTAACAACCAACCTCACATCTTACAGCCCAACCTAACCTCCGACAGCCCTATATGTAAGTCGGAGGTTAGGTTCCAGGGTAACAGTGGAGGGATTGACACCAACCACTCCGCTGGCTATTCTTAACAAAACCGAATATATAGACTGGCCAGAGCGCACAGCCGCCAGCGCCATTCGTGAGGCTACAGAGCAGAGCCCGATTCGCAGTTGACCGAACTGCGGCGGGTTCTTTTTTTTGGGAGGCAATAATGCCGACAGGGATTCTCAAAAGGAAACTAATCAGGCCAGAGATTAAAATCGAGGACGCTGCCCTGGGGCGGGTTTCTGCTATTGTCTCAACCGAAGACATGGACAGAGACGGCGACATCATCCGCCAGAACGGCTGGAACCTGGACAATTTCGCTGACCACCCGATGTTAATTGCCAGCCACCGCTATGATGACCTGACCGCCCAACTCGGCACCTGGGACGACATGGAGGTCAAGGGAAAACAGCTTATAGGTGTCGCCCGTTACTACGTGGGCGAGGGCAACGCTACGGCAGACTGGGCGTACAACCTGGCCCAAAAAGGCGATGCCGCTTTCTCCGTGGGGTTCATCCCTGATATGACGAAGGCGGAGCGGCTGGGGAAAGGCTCGGACGGCGGCTTTGAGTTCCGCGGCCAGGAGCTCTTGGAGGTCAGCCAGGTCACGGTTCCAAGCAATGCCAGGGCCCTCCAGATGCTGAAGAGTATGACAAACCACCCAGTCCTCGTCGAGGTCATGGGCGACGTTCTCCGAGATATGCCCGAGGCGAAGCTCGCGGCTGAAGGGCCGAATGGCCCGTTAATGGAGGCCCTCATCGAGCGACTCTCCGACAGAATACGAGGCGACCTGATAACACAGTTCGCAGATTTAAAAAGCGAGATAAATCATCTTGCTGCCAGGATGACCCCAGAGCCCCAGGCCGAACCAACGGCCGAGGCAATCCAGAGAGATTATATTTGGAGGATGCTTACTAATGACCGATAAAGTTTTGACCCCGAATAACCCTGATGACTTAATGGAATTTCTAAGGACCGAGGAGTCGGTCAAGGCAGCATTCGGCGGTGGGCCAGAGGCGGCCCAGAAGTTCATTGTGGACTATGCCGCAGCTGCTCACCAGGCCGACCCAGCCGTGGAGGAACAACGCCGTGAGAACGTAGCGACGGAGTTACGGAGCATCCTGGAGGAGAAGGGTTTCACTCAACAGTCTGGCCGTCCTCCCATGTCGGATGAGACTGCCAAGGGGCCAGGGGCACCCATGCCCCGCAGCGGAGGATTCCGCAAGGCCCATGACGTTAATCCGAAGGCCGCTGGTAACTACGACGAGCCCTGGGAAAGTTTCGGCTCCTGGGCAGCTGAACTCCACAACTACTATCGAACTGGCCAGAAAGGCCGTATCAAGGATATGAGCGAGTCCGTACTCGGAGACGGCGGCGCATTGGTGCCAGAGGAGTTCAGGGCCGAGGTTATGCGACTGAGCCTGGAGGCGGCCGTGGTACGACCAAGGGCCACCGTAATTCCGATGGGCGGAGCCACCCTCCGAATCCCTGCCATTAGAGACACCTCCCACGCCTCCAACGTATTCGGCGGCATTTCGGGAAGCTGGGTCAACGAGGCTGGCACCGTATCGAGCAGCACCAACCAGCCGTCATTCGGCCAGGTGGTTATCAATCCATACAAACTAACGGCGTACACCGTAGCCTCCAACGAGCTCCTCGCAGATGGAGCGGTAGGCATTGAGGCCCTAATCGGCCAGTTATTCCCGCAGGCCATTTCGTACTTTGAGGACGACAGTTTCATCAACGGCACGGGCGCAGGGCAGCCCCAGGGAATAATCAACGCCGCAGCACTCGTTACCCAGGCCAAGGAAACAGGCCAGGCAGCCACCACGATTGAATACCAGAACCTCGTCAAGATGTACAGCCGAATGCTACCGCAGAGCCTGGCGAGAGCCGTCTGGGTAGCTCATCCCGATACATTCCCTCAACTGGCTCAGATGTCACTTGAGGTCGGTACGGGCGGAAGTGCGGTCTGGGTAGTCAACGCATCCCAGGCAGCCCCGATGTCCATATTCGGGCGCCCATTAATTTTCTCCGAGAAATGTCAGACAGTGGGAACCGCTGGCGACATCTACTTTGCCGACTTCAGCCAGTACCTCATCGGTGACCGCCAGGCCCTAACCGTCAGCCGCTCGGAGCACGTTAATTTCACCACCGACGAGCAGGTGTGGAAATTCGTCCAGAGGGTCGATGGACGGCCCTGGTTGACTTCAGCCCTAACACCGCGGAACGGGAGCACTACAATCAGCCCGTTCGTTAACCTAGCGACCCGTAGCTAATAGCTAAATTGATTCAAGGAGGCACCAGCTATGCCAGGGCCAATTTTACTCGGAAATCGAATAGACATCATCGAAGGATTTCCCGCTGTTGACCTGCAAACAGCGGCCAATAACGGGGACTATGTTTCGATGCAAAATAACAGCGCCATCCTCATCCTCTTTGCGTCTGGAGTGGGGACTGCGGGAGATGACCCGACCCTAACCATCCAACAGGCGACCGATGCCTGCGGGACTTCAGCCAAGGCGCTCAATATCGTTACGAGCCCCGTCAAGGTCTGGAAGAAGCAAGCAGCGACCAGCCTGGCGTCCACTACGACCTGGACGGACGCCTCCTGTTGCGTATCCACCAACACGGTGACCAACGCCACCAGCGCCGAACAGAGTGCATACTGGGCGGTCGAGTATGATGCCGCTGATATGGATGTTGCCAACGGGTTTGATTTCATTCGGGCCACCGTGGCCGACATCGGCTCCAACGCCCAGCCTGGAAGCCTGACTTACATCGTGGCCCCGAAATACCCAGGTTCCCCAGATGCCACCGT